GGAAAGACTAAAAAACGCAGAGAAGCTAGAAAAAAGTATGTGGAAAAGCAACTTGAGAAAGCCGATTTGCCGATTTGGTGGTAGAGTAGTACAAGAACAACATTGTAAATGGCTCTCAAACACGGAAACAAAAGCTATTATCAGGTACTAATCGACCCAAACAGAGCAGAACTTATAGAAAAAGTAGCTGATAAAGAGGGTATGCGTGGTACTGCATGGGTTAGAAAAGTAGCGTATGAAGCTTTACAACGTGAATTTACTAGCTCAGAATATAAAATTGCTGAAGCCAAAGATGAGTTGATGTGGAGAGAATCTGTACAAAGACGAATTGACGGAAGAAAGCAGAAAGACTAAACACTGTGCCAATGACGGAAGAACAGTATTATCAAGCACTAGCCAGTCTGTCTGACAGATACCTGTTTGAAAACATGACAAACAGAGAATATACGGAACAGAGAAACGCTATTGAAACTGCTTATTTAAAAACAATTTACAACAAGTAAAAATGAAAAGAATAACATGGGTCGAGTGCCCAGGCTGTAAGACCTACAGCGATCAGAAGGTTGTCCGCTCTGATAGAAACTCAAAATTTATAATTATTCGTAGAAGAGAATGTTACGAATGTGGGCATAGATGGGAAACAATCCAATATCCTGAGATGATAGTCTCTAAACAACAGGCAGCTTACGCTCGTTGCGAATGATTTTTTTGATGCTGTCTTATCTGTCTTATAAGTTTTGTTTTTTCTATAAACAAACGGAATTTGTAAAATAATTTATTTTTAATTGGTGGTGTTTGAAGCACAGCTATCATAGCTTCAAGCTCCAGCATACGCATCATTGCGTTGGACAGTACAACTTCTGTTCTTGCATGATTTTTCATCATATCTATGCAAAAAGCCTTTAACTTATCTATATCATCACAGCCCATAACTTCCCTGCATCTTAATTCAACTGCTAACTGTGTCTCCATTGGCAGAGGAGTTGAAATAAATCTTATGAAGCCGTCTTTCTTCATATCATTGAAGATTTGTAGTAGATCCAGGGAACATTCTGGATTCAATAAAATCTACTGCTTGATCGTCTATTGAGTTATCTGTCTGCTTGGCTATTGCCTTTAACAGATCCACGATTAATCTCTTCATTGCTTTTGATTTTATAAATACAAGAAGAATAGGCTTTAAAATTTTTACCATAACTGTTTATGTCTTACTTTCCAAACATAGCTAACTTGCTACTATAAGACAAGAATCTTAACTTTTATGGAAGATCAAGAACCAAGCAAAGTTGAAACTATTGTAAAAGTTTGCGTACTTTTGTGGTCGGCAACACTTTTATCCCTTTCATACTATGAACCGCCATCTGGTAAAAAAATTGTAGATTTTGACCCGACCTTCATAGCTTCAATTTTTTCAGCTTCCACAGCTTCACTAGGTTTTCAAATAAAAAAGAAAAAAGATACTATAGTAGATAATAAGAACAATAAAGTAGGTATCAAATGAAAAGACTATTACCTTTTATATTTCTTGTATCCGCACCAACTTACGCGGACATGAATCATTCCATATCCTCTAGTGTAAAATTTGAGTCTCTTTCAGCAGCTAGTACGGCTGATAAGATTGGTTCGTCATATAGCATAAGCGGTAATAATGTCACAACTGTAGATTCAAACTCAGCAGCTACTATCGGTGGCTTTGGTTCTGCAACTAATGGAGTTCCTAGTATTTCATTCCCTTCTGCAACCCAAGCAACATCAGGAGAGGCTTTCAGTTTTGCTCAATCCTATGTAGAGGGAGACGCTACACCAGGTAGTGCAGTTACAGTAGGTACTGTGCCAAACTTCAGTGATTTGACTTCTACAAGTGCAGGAAGTGTAGGTACAGCAGCAGTAGCAATAGATAATCACAATATTACAATGACACCAGGAACAGGAACAGGTATCGTAATAACAGGTCAGTTTGTCGTTGATCTTACTATCGAATGAGGAGGCTATTTCTTCTTGGCTTTGTTATATCTGCTCCTTGTTACGCTGTGCCAGTTATTCCTAATTTCACACAGGGCAGTTCCACAAGTCGAACAGAGACTACCACAAATATTACAGAGACTTTACGAACAACAGAATATAATAGCGGGTTTTTATACTCCGTCACAGGATCAGGGATTCAGCATGACGGATCTTCTATTACTCCAGCAGCTACCTCAGTTAGTGAAACAATAAACGGAACTACGCATACATGGCAGGGATTAAACCTAGATCAAAGACCAAACTGGACTCAATCAAATCAGGGAGATGCCTTTCAATTTACAGAAGTTTATCAAGCACCTGGAATGACATCCGTAACAGATATTACACGCACGATCCAAAGCACAAGCGTCACAGATACCACAACTATCTTCTCGCAATAAGTCTGCTAGGTAATCCTGTACTAGCTAACACAAGCAATACGGCTGCTCCAAGTGCATCGGCATCTGGATCGGTTTCAAACTTTGCGACCCAAGTTTTAGGTGGTCCGATGGTCGAAAATACATACGGAAATAATATAAAATGCTCTGGACCACAAATGACAGTTAGCCCGTTTGTTACTACCAGTTTCAATCAAAAGCGACCACAGGATTACATTTATCATACGCCCGTGTACGATCCAACAGATGCAAATGATGATGGTGTACCCGATAATCCAGGAAATGTACTTTATTATCAAGAAAACTACAGTGGTAATAAGGATTCTCTAGGACTTAACTTTGGATTCGCACTTACATTCAATATTCCGCTAGATAATAGATTTCAAGATTCTTGTTTAGATGCAGCTAATACACAAATAAATTTACAGAAGCAAGAATTAAACGCAAAAATGCTCAATTATGAAATTGCAAGATTGAAAAATTGCGGAGAGCTAAAGTTAGCTGGTATATATTTTGATCCAAAAAGTAGGTTTGCAAAATTATGCGAAGGAGTCATGGTTTCACCGCCTCCAAATCAAGTTATCCCACATACTCATAAATTAAAGTAGATAAGGACGGGTATTACACTTATCTACGGATATTTATTCTACCTTATCTTTCTTGGGTTTGCTTAAACGCTTAAAAACCTGTCGTACCAAGGGTTTTACGATATTAAGTAATAATGGAGTAGTGGCAGCAACGCTAGCAATGAGAGCAGTGCTAACAAGCTGTGGAGGATTCGGTATGTATTGCTCGATGAATTTAACGTCTTCATAGAGAGTTATACATTTACTACCATCTTCGCTTCTTTCGTGTCCAATAACACGCTCCAGCTTAAATTCGTTACGATAATCGCCTACTCTTTGATTCTCTGGTCCAGGGCAGGGAACAAATTTATCATCTTTATCTTTTTTCTTTGGTTCGTATTTTGGTGGCTCTACTGTAGATTCAACAAACTCTTGATCTTGATTTGTGGGGGTTTCGGATTGCGTGTACTTAAATTCGTTGGGGTTGTACTGCAAAGGTTCAAAACTAGGAATACTGAAGTTACCACATTCTGTATATGTGCCATATTCATCTTTGTCATTATCAATGAGACTTGTGAGATTGTTTCTATGAACTCTTACACAACCAGGAATATCAACAATAGGCTTACTTATATTTATATTTTTTGGTACGTCAGTTTTCCATATTGGTATTTTATGTATTTGAACCTTGCTTATACTAATCTTTGGTATTTCCATCTTCTACATTTCCTATAGAAATAGACCAACCATCTTCTCCAAAAGTACCTTTTTCTATAATTTTTGGTTTTTTTACTTTTTTATCTAATTCCTCGTGATATTTTTTTATGTCATTATCAAGTTCCAAGTTAAATTTTTGCATACGTAACCAATGTATAAACTTATCTACATAGTATTTAACTAGCTTTTTTATGAACCCAAGTATCATTTTGGTAAATAAACTTCTACATAAGAATTACATTTAGGACAAGATAAATTAGTTACTATAGAATACTCTTCTCCAAGAACAGGGTGAAAATCTTCATCAATATCATGGTCTCCGCCCCAGATTAATTCTGTTTTACAATGCCAACAATTCAAATTCCTAGCCCTTTTGGTATTGGTAATGATTTTCCTGTTACATCAGGTAATTCTTTTTCTAATATTTTAGGCATCATTCCTTGAACATTACCAAGAATTTCGTTCATAACTTGTGATTTGAAATTTTCAGATGTTACATATTTGTAGCCAAGGTACGCTCCGCCGCTCATGGAAGCTACCATTACAAATGAAACTATGCTAAGAATATTAGCGATTTTTTGAAACATGATTAAGTTTGCGATATTAAAAGCACTATCTTTTACAAGTGTGCTTGTGTTACTGCTTATTGTAGCTCTCTCTCCTTTATACGTCACTATGGGCATAATGACTAGACAAGTGCAAGAAAAGCCTAACTAGATTTTTGTGCGTCAGAAGGTTTTAACTGTTCTTCTTGAGCTTTTGTAGATAATAATTGTGCTTGTGCATCTTTTACACCAATAATCGCACCTTGATACCTATGTTCGTTTTGACACTCTAATTCATAAGACCTTTTTGCTTGTGCTTTACGATTTTGTATAGCAATAAGTTCTTGTTCGTATCTTTTTAAAAGATCATCTAATGGATTTGTCATGCTCCTACTTCCATTACAGTTATTGTAGATGTTGCTCTACCTACAAAACTTGAATCACTATCAGTTTTATATCTGTTTATAAATAGTTCTGAACTTGAACTATCAGGAGTTGCACATTGTATGTCATAAGTTAACGAACTCGTTGATGAAGGAGAGTCTAAAAATGTGCCACTACATATTTGCATTTCATATTGATTTAGATTACCAGATTCAAAAGTACATCGAGTTCTATTACCATCAGCATCACCTCTTAGAATTTCACTTCCAGCCCTTCTTAAATTAAACATTCCATAATTATTACAACTAACTGAAATTGAATAATGTACAAGTACTTTATTTGATGAAGAACTTGGAGTTATATCTACAGATAATCCAGATATAGTTTGAAAACTTTGTGACTGAAATGATTGAGTATCGGTTTTTGTATCTGAAACAACCTGTAAAATTTTTCCTGCACCTCCATTCGGAAAGGAGCATTTACCAGCCGAATCTAAAGTAATTGCATCACTAGACGCTCCAGTGTGCCTAATACTGTTAACAATTAACCTACTGGTCATGGCTTGGGATTAGCGTCTTTAACTGCCTTAATATGTGTAGCCCAGGTTCCTGTTGTATCTAATTTTCCAGCAACCATATCCTTGTAGAGCATATCTAACTGATCTCCAAAAGAAGCATAGATTGTAGAACCATCAGTTGTTCTATCAGTTTTATATTTTATAAGAGCAGCAGCATCGTCTAATGCTTTTCTTGCAGCAGCTATCTTTGTATCGGAAAGTGTTACTTTTGATCCGTCAGCAGCAAACGCTCCAGCAGTATCGTCTATAGAAACAACAGGTTTTGCTTCTGATTTGTAAGCCTCATAAATAGCTTCGTGGTCTAACGCCATAATTAACTAGGTTTAGGGTATTTGTCCTTGATAGCTTTGATAGTAGTTTTCCAGCCATCTATACCATTATGATAGATCGAATCAAGCTGATCTTCAATACTTGGATACTCTGCTTTACGTTGTGACTTATATGAATCATTTTCTGAATCCCAAGCAGCTTGTAATGTAGCAAGTCCATCTGTACACTCTTTTTCTGTAGGTTTTGAACCGCCATCATGCACTATTAAATTTGCATAGATTTTGTTTTTTGAATCAGACCACCCAAACCATTGTCCTGTTCTTACTGTTACTAAATAATCTTCTATATGTGTAGGTTTCATTTTAAGTGTCTCCTAATCGAATAACATAAAATCCACAACCAATTTTGGGAGAACTACTTTCTCCAAACCAGATTGAAGCTGATTGAACTTCTGTATTAAACTTAAATTTTACATTAGAAGTATTTGTAACATCTAAGATCGCAGCATTACTCATATTGAAATGAGCTTGAGAGGCATATGCTTGACTATAATTAAAAACCACTTGACCATAACCAACACCAGCATTTTGTGAAACCATAAGTCTAGTTCCAATATACGACTGTGCTGACCCATTTGATCGACCATGAAAATTAAATTGTAAAAGATATATTCCTGTTGTTGGAAAAGAAAACACTCCACTTGATTCTGTTATTGCAGAACCTAAAATTCCCCAATTAGTGCTTCCAACATAATTTCTTTGCCAGTTTGCGGTAACATCAGTATCTCCAGCACTTTGACTAAAATTTGATGTAATAGCCCAACTATCTGCCATTGTTATTCCAGCAGCACTAAACGATAAGTTTCCCGACCCATCCGTTTTTAAAAAAGTATCAGCACTCCCGTCAGATTGCGGTAGCTTTAGTTCAACTTCACTTGAAGAAGGGTTTGATGTTGGTACGGCTAACGAAACCGCATTACCACCAGAATGTACAAGTTTAATTTTTCCTGTCATAACTAACTATAAGGCGAATCTCCAAGAATAGAAGTGTTCCATTGAGCTTTTAACTTAGCTTCTGTATCAGCAGATGCTATACCAGAGTCAGCAGGAGCATCTCTTAATGTTTGCTTCTTACTAACTATATCAGTAGTACTAGATGATGTCTCTAAGGCTTTTTGAAATTCAATATCAAGTTCTGCAAATTTTGGTGTTCTTGCATTTCTTATATTGTTTTTATGAATTTCTCTAGCTTTTGCTATATCAGTTTCGATAGTTTTATTATTCTGTTTCCAAGCATTTCTAAAAGTACGATCTGTTGGTATTACAGAATCCTCTACTATTTCATAAGATAAGCCACTTGGTACGTCTTTTATAGCATCATTTACATCACCTGTAGGATTAATAATACTTACTGTACCATCTGAATTTGTATAAATAATTTTACTCATAATAGTTACCTTATAAATGCACAATAAACATTATAGAAATCGTGTACAGCCCCCTCACTATAACTGGTAGAATTAACCCTGGTATTAATTCTAAAAGCTGAAGTAGTTGGTTCTGTAGCATGAGATCCATGCGCTCCACTAACACCCCTTGCCGACCCTGCTACTTGTGAAGTAGCACCATCAGCATTTCTAACACATAAAAGAGCGCAATAATTTACATCAGGTAAAGCATTAGAAAAGTTGATAGTGAAATCGCCAGTATTATGATCTGTAATTGAACTAACATTAAAATTAGCAAGAATTGTTACAGTTCCAGTACCTCTAAAATGAACCCATGCTTTTACCTCGCCCGAAATATTTAATTTTCCATCTGTTACAGAATCAGCAGCAAGCATATCTGCATCTACTATCCCATCAGGTAAGCCACCTACCGCTAAACCTGTAATTACTCCTGTGTTTCCGTTGATTGATACTGGCATTAGACTACTGTGAACACCGATCCAGAAGGTATAGTTAAAGTATAAG